AATCCAATCACCGGCGAGAGGCATTGAAGGGGATTGCGGAGGTCGAGGACATTCTGGTCGACGTTCTGTGGAACGTCAGCGACGAGGATGTGAAGAACGAGTTTCAGCGACTCAACAAGGCAATCTCCGTTCCGGAACTGTATATCATCGAGAACAACGTGGACATCATCAACGACATTCGGGCAGCCGTCGACGCGTTCTGCAAGAAGTATTCTGGACTAAGGGTTCCTAGTGGTCGACCCCAACGACCCAACTTCAATCGCGACGGACTCACCGACGAGTTCTGCCGTGTCGTTCGCGAAATGCCGATTGGGGTGCGTGCGTTGGTGGACCGATTGGAGGGTCTCAACGCGAGAATGGCAGCGGCAGACAAGTCGAAGCTGTCTGCAAAGGTCATCGAGAAGTGCGAGAAGTCGGGGCTCTGGATGTTCGCGTGGAGCGCACGCATCAACGAAAAGGACTTGTAGACCCCCGAAAACGAATCCGCCCATTTCAGGACTTTAAACCCCAACACACAAATGACGACCATCTTCTTCGACACCGAGACCACCGGACTACCGGGCGCAAATCTTCCCAAGCTGCCGTTTGGCAGTTATCATGCACCCACAAGCTTGCGAGCATTTGATAGTGCACGACTTGTTCAGATTGCATGGATTGTACAGGATGCCAACGGGGTTGAGCTGAAGCGCGAACAGCATATCATCAAGCCAAACGGAGAGTATCCAATTCCATCAGATGTTGTCAAGATTCACGGGATCACAGCGGAAATTGCAGAGGCGCAAGGAGAGGAGAGGACGAAGATACTAGGCATGCTCGCATCGGACTTCGCAGATTGTTCCGTGTTTGTTTGCCACAATGCAAACTTTGACTCGCGCATCGTTGCAAGTGAACTGATTCGAGCAGGGCTTCCGAACTTTCTACAGGGCAAGACGAGCAAGTGTACGATGGAGATTGGTACGAACATTGCCAAGATTCCGAAGCCCGGTAAGTACGGGGGATACAAGTGGCCCAGTCTTACCGAACTTCACAAGCACTTCTTTGGGAAGGCGTTCGGCAATGCTCACAGCGCATTGGCGGACACGGAGGCATGTATGAAGTGCTACAACAAGATTGTCGAAAATGATGTGCGAGCTTGAAAAACTTTGAATATCCTAAACACTCCGTATGAACTCCCACTGCAGATACAGACATATCTTCTCCCAGATGCTGTCGTGTGCAATCAGGCGGTCGCGTGATTTGAGCAGTGGGAAGAACACCTTATACTCATCCAGTTCCAGCAACTCAATGAACTTGTACAGAATGTACGAATACGACAGGAAGTTCGTGCGATCGGGGGGACAATACAGCAGGAACGGGGCCTGGATCTCCTGGAACATCGCCCGGATTTTTTCCTCGATTTCAGGCGTGATTGTGGGTGGGGGGTTGCCGTTCAGACGACTCAGAATATGAGCGCGGTGCTCATAGTACTTGCTCCTCCCCAACTTCTTGAGAATCTGGCGTATGTCCTCCTCCGACAAATCGGCAATGTTGTTGATCCGGCGTTTCCGAATCTCCAAGATGACCTCATTCATGACTTCCTCGGGAATGATCGTGCTCTCCTTCGCCTGAAACTGGTTCAGGATTTCGTTGAGATGGTTGATCTTCTTGTATGCGTAATTGTTGCGCTCTTTCGGTGGATCGCGGAACGACGGGAAGTCGCTCACAACAAGGGCATACTCCTCCGACCCGCACTTGGGGCACACAAGAATCCCCTCGGACGAAATCTCCTCACGTGCGACGTTGCAACTCATGCAGTGCTCCGTCAACAACTGGGTCGCCTCCGGTCCCGCGGACAACTTCATGCGCTGGATGTACTCATCAAAGATCTGCTTGCGACTCACACCCACCTCCTGGGTCGGTGCACCCCCTGCGAAAAACTTCATGAACGTGTTTGCGTCCTTGGGCGCAGCAGCCTGCTGCGGCGCAATCGAGTCCTGCTTCCCGTAGTAGTCCATGAGGATGTCCATGTTTTTCAGGTAATAGTCCTCGACGGGGTTCGACATCGCCAACTCCTCTTCAATCTCCCGAATCCGCCGCTCACACCGGGAGCATTCGACCGCGTCCAGAATGTCATTGGAGGACCGCAGTGTTTCAATTTGGGCAAGGAGTTTCGCGTTTTCATCGCCGAGTTCAGGTGCCTTTGTCTCCGACTCCCGCAACCCCTGCACCATCTCCTTGTGGACGGAATCGAGTGTTCCCATGGATGCCATCCCCGCAGCTGAATCGCGTATCTTACGGACCCTGAACACGTCCATTTCTTATGAAGTCTTCAACCTGTTTCCTATAAACCGAATTTGTGAACATGCAGGGTCGAGCCTGCCGCGTCGAAAGAACGACGCTCGGCATGTCGAGCGCGAAGTTCTTGCACACGTAGGCGAGTGCCAAGAAGGCGCTGCGATTGATGCCACACTGGCAGTGCACAAACACCGTCCCCCCACCTGCCTGAAGGAATCTGCGCAGAACCTCCTCGAACTTGGAATACCACGTCAGGATGTTGGACTCTAACGAATCGAGCGAGTTAAGACAGAAGTATCGCTCGGGAAGTGCCTTCTTGAACCAGTCGGGGGAGTCGGATTCTTGGGCACAGTTGATGACGTGCGTGATGTTGTGGTGGCGCACGAAGGAGGGGGTCAGCATCTCCCCCGCGCCAACGAGAACTCGGGAATAGAACCATGCTGGGGGGTGGCGCATGTACACAGGCTTAATCCACTGCATTACGGGTGTTTACACCCGCACCGTTTAACCCAAAAGACTGCCAAGAAAGTTGTTGATGAGGTGGGCGATCACGACTGCCGCGCCGCCCAGCACCGCCGCACCCTGGAAACTGACGACCCCGCCACTCGTGTACGCGTTCGGGATGTACTGCAGGATGAGGTTGCGGGGGGTCGAGAGGGACACAATCACGACCGCCAGGAAGAAGGAAATATACAGCGTGAGGTTGACCGCCATGAACCGCATCGCGGGGAGACTGGGCTTGAAGGAGGGCGCCATGCCCTGTCCCTGCCCGTGATTGCCGAGACTCGTGTTGACGGACATCATGGGGGGAGCAGACTGGGGCATCTGGGGCGACGGCAGGAGGGCGTCCAGCGAGGTCGAGTCGTCCATTGTTTATTGAGTAGACGGGATTTCACAACTAGCGTCCTCCACGCGATAGCGGTAGCACTTGCCGTCCGCCTTGCTGATTTTTCCCTCAAACTCACTCAGTGGAAGTGCGAGCGCCCTGAGACTGTCATAGTTGCGATGGAAGAGGAGAACGGAGATCCCGAGTCCAATGACGAAGGAGAAAAAGGGGGCAGCGCGGGTCAGTGCGCGGGTAATGTCAATCATACCTTCTTGTTAAGACTCGCCAAAAGGTTCAGCGAGTCGGGTTCGTCGGGGCACGGCACCTCGACGGAGACGAGACGGACGCACCCCGTGTCGGTGTGGTAGACGCTCGGGTCGTGGGGTTGGGGGACGGACACCTGTTTGCGGGTGGGGGGGATGAGAATGCAGGATATCAGCATCCCAACAATCACACCGCCTGTTAGCCACGAGAGTTGGATCATTGTTCTTTAGAGATATTCAATCCTCGTTTGACTGACCTCCCCGGTCGCGCTGTCGTACACGAGCTCTACAATGTTGATGGGAGCGGCGGACCGGTGCGAATGGGCGAAGAGATACGCTTCGTCATCGGTCGTGAAGACGCCGAGAATGTTATACACCCCAGGATCTCGCTCGGACCGAACCAGGAAGATACGACTCATTATGCCCTCATAATGTCTGTTTTGCTTATATAGTTTATCGCGAGGAAGGCGATGGGAGTCATGATGAGTCCCGAGTAGGGGATGAGAACTGCAATCGCGGTGAGGGCGTAGCCGACCATGACCCATCCAGCGGAAATGAGGGTGCGGTATGTGATGACAACGCTGAACACCCACAGTGCCGTGAGCAGAATGTAGAACGCTATCGACGAGATCTCACCGAACAACTTGTCTGTCTTGACAATGGGCGGTTTCCCCATCGTCAGTTTCTGTCCGTCGGGGATTTGGAGCGTCTTCTCCCTCCCCGTCGAGTCGACGAACGTCACCGTCAGTCGTCGACCCTTGACGATGTCCTTCGAGGAACTCGCTTCGGCAATCTTGGTTTGAAGCATATTTGCCTCAAACGACGCGACGCGAGAGTCGACGCACTTCTGATCGCTTCCGCCCCCACACTCCTTGACTGCATCGGCGTGTGCCTTCTCCTTGTCTTCGTCCGTCAAGGACACGGTCGTCTGGGGATCCAGGGTAATTGCAGGGACGAGCGACGCGTCCGCAACCATGTTGACATACCCCGCAGATGCTCTGTCCTGGAGGGACCGCGTTATGTCCGTTGTCGCCGCCTCATCGCCCCACGTTGCCTGCTTGATCGTGAGTGCCATATTGTTAAGATGCAAACACGAGATTTGCGAGACCGCTTACGACTCGCAAGAAGTTCACGGACTCAACGTATGCCGCAATGTGGTATGTGAAGGTGAAGATCACATTGTCGCCTCCCGCCGTCTGAACCACGGTCAGCAGTTGATCGGGGGTGTACAATCCAACGTTCCCAGCAGGAATGACGGTGGGATTCGGGCTGAACGCAGTGGAGCGGAGGATGCACACGATGCTCTGTGTCGCAGTGAGCGTTCCCGTCGTCGGGTTCATGGCGGGAAGGGGCTGAAGCAGCGTCATGCGGAGCACGACCTTGTTGAACATGCTGCCGTTCAGTGCGCCACTGGGTTGGTAGGAGTCGTGGTTGAGCGCGAAGGAGTACATGTACACGCCTGGCAACATGGGGGGTGCACCCGTCGCGTGCTTGTACATCTGCAGCAGCGAGAAGAACCCCGTTGGTTTCGTCGTGAACCGCTCCTTGCCATCGAGCAGCAGAACCGAGTCCGTCATCGAGTCGCGCGGGAACGCCGAGGTGATCTGCAGTTGCCCCGATGAATACAGCGAGTTCTGGATGTCCGTGCTGATGGGTGTAAACGGCGCCCGGTTCGGGTTGACCCAGTTCGTGTAATTGTCGCGGTCGTTCACGAGCAGTTTGTCCGATCGCTGGGCGACAAAGACGATGCGCGTCACCAGATTGAACATTGGGAGCAGGAGGTCGGAGTTGGGTCCATACTGCCCCTCTGCGCTGACATAGTTGACGTTCTTGATGAGGTACGTCTGATCCGCCGACGCGAGCTGCCCCATCTCCATCTCCGTCAAGTAGATGAAGTTGCCCTCCAAATACGGGTCGGGGAAGAAGGACGTCAGTGTTGGATTGGACTGGGCGCCAGTGGCAAGGGGCGGAGACAGAAACCGCCCGATGAAATTGGTGTTGTTGGCGGGTGCAATTCGGCTGCCGTACGTCGGCGAGGTGGAATCAACATCGACGATGGTATACAGATCGTTCAGTGGGCGGTAGGTGACGTTGATAAACACCTCCGAGTTCTGCATGGACACGAGGGGCAGTGCAAGACCCGGGTTCTCGCAGAACCAGAAATGAAGGGGGATGGTGAGCTGCCGGGCTCGAATGGAGGGTTCGGGAATCGTCGTCATCGGGACGGCGGGTGGAATCGTGTTGGGCGCAACGGAGTGGGGGTACTGCCCCATGCGATCGAACGCATTGGCGGGATCGTACATCGCCTGCGTGTTCCCCGTCATCGTGTCGACGACAATTCGCTTGTCGGCGGCGTGCGTCAAGTACGAGTAGAACTTCAGCCACTCGCCGCGCAGAGACTGGATCACCACACCATTCATCGTGATATCGACGTGATCGATCAGATTGTATCCAATGTTCTTGATCCACTGGAACTCATACCCGATCGCAGTTGAGTTGGGGTCGTATCCCGTCGGAGGGGCAACCCCCGTTCCCAAATACACGAGGGGGGAGTAAATGTCGGGCAGTGTCAGCACGAGATATGTGTCGTGCAGCATCTGGGCGTATCGATCAATTCGGCAGGAGATCGTGCGCGTTCCCGTCTGATTGAACTGGAGGTTCGATCCACCAAACGTCATGCGGATGTGCTCCATTGCAAAGTTGGTGTGTCGGCGGTAGACACAACGGAAATGCGTCATTGACGGGTTTCCATTGACTAGTTCATTCTGGGCACCAACTCCCACGAGTTGCAGTAACCCACCTGGCATCGTATTGTAGTGTAGAACAGAAGGTTTGTTTAGACCAGTGAACCAGACAGTCCACTGGGGGCGGTTGCGACACAGCACGTGCTCGTCGTCTGTTCACTGTATGGGTAGATGGGGAGTGCAAATCGCCGCAGTTCGACCGCCTTGTTTGCGAGGAGGGACGTGTACACCGTGTTGTTGCGGCGCTTGATGGGCGGCGGATTCGCAATGTACGTCGCGGCAATGACGCGTCGCTTGAGGGAGGTTGTGTAATCCTGTGCCGAGTTCACCTGCATACTTATCCTTTGTGTAGAATTTTCATTTACGAGCAGAGTGACGGATACACACAATGCGATTTGTTCTCGTCAGCACGCACATCGATCAGACGACGGGGTATTCGAAGGTGTCCTCTAACCTTCTCAAGCAGGTTGCGACGCTGTCGCCCAAGATCAAGACGTACCATTTTGGATTCCAGAGGCACCCGAACCGTTCGGGCACACGCAAGGCGCCCGAGGGGGTCGTGCAGTACGACGCGGCGGCAAACGAGGACCCGAAGGAGGAGGGGTTTGGATTCAACAAGATCCACGAGTATCTCGACATGGTGAACCCCGACGTCGTGATGATCTACAACGATCCCCTCATTGTCTACAAGTTCATCGAGGCAATGAAGATCGAGCCCGGCAAGGCGCCCTTCAAGCTGTGGATCTACGTGGATCAGGTGTATGGCGGCATCGCCCAGCCCCTCATTGACAAGATCAACCAGCACGCTGACCGGGTGTACTGCTTCACGGACTCATGGAAGCAGGTGTACCTCAAGTATGGCGGACCGACCCCTGATCTTCGCGTTCTCGGGCACGCGGTGGACCCCTCCATCTTCACGAGCATGAACGCGGAGGGGCGACAGTCGATTCGCGCAAACATGAACATCCCGAAGGATGCGATCGTGTTCCTCAACGCAAATCGCAACAGTCAGCGAAAGCGGCTCGATCTATGTGTTATGGGATTCGTGCGTCTCCTCTCTCGCTACCCGACCGCCCCCTATTACATGGCAATGGCGACCAACATGAACCCGAACTCAGGAGCCTACTACGATCTGAACCGCATCTTCCAGCTGGAGCTCGACGCGGCGGGGCTTGATAAGTTGGTCTGTGCCAACCGCCTCATGCTGATTGACACTGCACCCCCCAATGTCATCTCGGACGAGACGATCAACCAGCTCTACAATGCGACGGACGTTGGACTGAACACGTCGGACGGTGAGGGATACGGACTGTGCCAGCTCGAGCACCTGTATACGGGCGCGCCCCAGATTGTGACAGACATTGGCGCCTACCGCTCCTTCCTTACCGAGAAGGAGACGGTGTTTGTGACACCCGGCGATCGAGTGTATTTCGCAGGCAACATGCCGCTGGGGGGATACGTTCCCAGTTTCAACCCCAATGAGTTGGCGGATGCAATGTCGAGCATGGTTGCGACCCTGCCCCAGAAGCGTGCTGCCATCACCGACTTCAACTTCAAGAGTTGGGCGTCAGTGTGCGACGGGTGGTTGGAGGATCTGATTGCTGAGTCTAAGTAAGAATCCATCGAATCTGCGTTGAACTCGTCTTCATTCCCAGGCGCAGCAGGCGCTGATTGTCCTCGAACGCTGGACCGTCAAACACCTCGTTCGTGTCGGGATCAATCAGCAACACCCGCTTGTGAATCGACACCTTTTGGAGACGGCGGTGTTTCCGAGTCATGTTGCGGAGGTATGTCACGTCCAAATCCTCATTCTTAATGTTCGGGCGAAACGCCAAATCCTCGCCACTCGTCGTGCTGTCGAATCGCATACAACTGAGCACGGGCGTCTCGCGACCATGCAGTTTGCGATGAATCTCACAATCCACTGCTGCCTGTTTCAGCAACAACGCAATCTTCTTGCTGATGCGTTCCTTTTCGTAAGCAATTTCGTAAAGGTACTCGTCCGTCGACAGAAACGCCTCCACTTCCGGCTCCTCATACTTCCGCATCGACGTGTCATTGCGCCGAATTGCCACGATGTTGGGGTAGTCCGCCGACTTCTGCTGGTCTTCCGTGAACACACTCACATAAAAACTGATCTTCACCGTCCGTTCGGCAACTTCAAGTGCCGCATGGGAGCAAATACGGATTGCGCGCCCAATCACCTGATCGTGCCGCGCGGGCGTCCAGTGGGGTTCCATGATGTGGACGTGCCGCACATTCGCCAATGTGATGCCCTCGGCGCCACTGGAGGATGCCATCAGCACGCACAGCAGCTTCTTCCCCCGCCCTTCCACCGATGCTTTGAGAGAGGGAGGCATGGAGTTCTCGAACTTGTTGTTGAAGATCTGGCGCATGTACTCGCGCTGATCCTTGTTTTCCTCGCCCGTGAAGAACCCATACGCGGGTTTCTCGCCGTCCATTGACGGGTCCTCAATCCACTGCCCAGTGGCGTCCTTGATGATCTTGTACGGCTGGAATCCGTTGACGTCTAGAATGGCAGAGAACACCCCCAGTCCCTCGAGTGAGCGGTACTGGGAATAAACGAACTGGTTTCGCCACTCGTCCGAGTTCGTCGCCTTGATGTTCTGAATCATCTTCAGCATCTTGGGGCTGTAGGACATCAGTCCGTTCTCGGAGAGGTAGCGTGTGGGATTCGCACGGAGTTTGTCAAGGACGTCCGCCTTCTCGGGCACGCCGTCTTCATTCACCAGTCCATCTTCCGTCGTCGTCCCCTTGCGGAGTTCAGAGGAAACCGCATAATTGCATGCGAGGCGGGTGAGAACACGGAACGTCTGCTTGTCGTCGTTCAGTTCGGCAGGACCACGACCGCGACGACTGTCGATCTTCATCTCGATCCACCGCGCTTCAAGGTATCCCAGGAACTGCTCCTTCGACATCTCGATCTTCTCCAGCATGTGCTCGTCGTCCACCCGCTTGGGGATGAGTCGTTCATCTGCGCCCTTGAAGTACGAGACGAGACCCTGGATTCGGCGCTGGAAGAGGAGGGGGTTCTTGATGTTGAGTCCATCCAGGAACATCGCAGAGAACTCGGAGTAGTTCGATGGCAGGCACTCGAGCTGCTCCGTCGACACTCGCTCCACTGCAAGTTCGCCCCCTCCAATTGCGGTTTCGAACTTGGACTTCCAACTCGACACCCAGTCTGACGCGACGGCGATGTACTCCATCTCCTTCTTGAACTGAACGGCAATGCGATCGCCCTTCTCATTGTACACGCTGCGGAAGTTGGAGGGGTTGCGGGTAACAAGAATGTACTTCTTGACAGCGTTGAATTCAATCGTGTCGACGTCCGGCAGGGCACGAAGGGCGGTCGTCATTCCCTCCTCGTCCCACGTCGGCGTTGTCTTGAACGGAATCGTGATGCGCTCAATGGGTCCACGCAGCAGGTTCATCAGCACCGCAATCTCGTTGGGGCGGTTGATGACGGGGGTGCCGGACAGCGCAACGACCTTGCACCGTTTCGCATTGTAGATGGCGTCGTAGAGTCGCTTGCGGATTTCCGAGGGAGTGTCGCCACTGATGCTTGCCGTCAAGTTGTGAACCTCGTCAATAATCACAACCGTGTCGTCAAACGGGTTGGGGGCATTGTCGGGGACCAGCTCCTTCACCGACGCGCCCGTCAGTCCGTTGTAATTCAGGAACGTGAAGCGCTGGTCAATAATATCCTCAATCTGCTGCCCGATGAGTTTCTTTGCGTCCGCAGGCTGCGTCTCGTAGTTTGCGGGTGCGCCTGGGATGGTGGTGAAGAACTTCAATTTCTTATCCAAAAACTTGTCCGACAGACCGAGGTTCTTCGCCTCTCCTCGATTCTCGGGGGTGAGGGTGTGGAGGATCCAGTGCTGCTCGAACGCGTAGATGGGATCGCCGCACTTGCGCAACTCGCCACGATAGTTGATTTGGAGGGAGGCGGGGAGCATGACAAACACCTTCTTGGTCGACAGCAGCGACTCTGCCACCGCAATGGAGGTGCACGTCTTGCCCGACCCGAGTCCGTGGTACAGCAGAATGCCGCGATACGGCGTCTCGACCAAAAGGTAGTCGCGAATGAGTGCCTGGTAGGGAAACAGTTCGCGGGCGTTGGAGGACTGCTTGCGGCACAGGTCCACGTCCTTGTCCTCCGTGTCGAGCGGATCCTTGTCCTTCTGTCGGTATTTCAAGAAGATGCGAGTAATGGAATCCGCAAACACCTTGCGGTTCGGCAAGGCATAGTTCATTCCTCTTAAACAAAAGTCCCGAAAACAATCCCGTCGGTAGAACAATGGACTTTGTCAACCGCAGGAATCATCGCATGTGGATGATCACCATCTACTTGTTCCTGATGGCAGGATTCCTGTACTTGAAACCGTCCATCGCCTTTGGGCGGGAGGGGCGGATTCGTCCGTTTGGGACGACAGACAAGGAGGCAACCGTGTTTCCTCTTTGGTGGTGGGTATTTGTTATCTCCGTCGTATCCTACTGCCTCACGATCTACCTCGCACGGTTTCGGATTTAAGTGTTTCCAGTAGAGTAGAATTCAATGGCGGCAATGCCTCCACGGCTCGACAACGCAGCAATTCAACGATGGGTCCAAGAAATCCAAAAAGCAGGGCTGATAGAGAAGGAGACGAAGCGTATGAAGGAAATTCTCGTGTCTCAGACCTGCACCCCCCATTCGAACACCGAGTTCCAGTCAATCGTTGTCGACAATGCCAACCGGATCTTCCGCTGGCTGCTCCTTGCGAAATCACATGGTCTCGAATGTTTCAACGATACTTCGTAGATTGCCCAACATCTCCATTCGCTGCACGTGATGCGGACGCACCAGTGCCTCACACTCCTCAAACGACTTCCACGCAATTGCCGAAATCTCTCGGCGCTGCATGGGTGTGAATCTCTGGAACAAGTTGACCTGGTTGGGCGATTTAAGAAGGGCGACGAAATACACGTGGCGATACTGGATGTCGTTGAGTCCCTTGAACGTCTCCTCCAACTTGATGTTTTTGAGCACGACGTAGGAATCGCGGGGGATGTTCGTCTCCTCGCTGAACTCCCGAATCGCACAGTCCAGATCCGACTCGCCTCGAATGCGGCGCCCCTTTGGGAACCCCCACTCGGGTTCGGGGTACGGGGATCTGTTCGCAGAAATCAGAGCGGATCGATTCAGTTGACTGAACTTGTCCTGTGACCCCGCATAGTCGGGAGAGGAGGCGTCGCCATTCCACATCGTGCGCCACAAATCCTCAAACGACAGCAGCAGCAGCCCCGTCTGCTCCTCCATCGTCATGTTCCCGATGAGACGTGCGACATACTCTGCGTCCGTTGGATCGTACTTCCCTCGCATGAACTCTGCGAAACTCAGACTGTCCTTCCGTCGAACCATCATCACGCTTGACGCCAGCGTTGCAATTGGGAGGTTTGCGTTGTCGATGAGGATGAGTCCACAGGACAGAACGGGGTCGCGGCACGATCGAAAGAGATGACCTTTTCCACCGCAGTTGTTGCAGTACATTGTTGTTGTTTGAAGTCGCTGAGACGGACTCGTCCGTTTTTCCATTGCCTCTTTAATAAAGTTCCTTTGTAAACGATAAAGAGATGTATGCCCCACAACCCCAATCAAGTGTGGTCTCCACCGTCGGGTCCATCGGCAAGGCGATCGTTCTCATTGTTGGAATTGTGATTCTTGGGCTGGCGGGACTCTTCATTTACAACGCAGTTCGGGTGTCCCAGGGACTTCCGTCGAGCAACATGTTTGGACCTGCCGTGACGAGTGACCAGACCCCGACAGCGGTGAGTGGGCAGGACGACACCGTCGTTTCGGCGGGCAGTGTTCCGCTGACACAGGGGTCCGACTATGGCGTCCAGCTTTGGATGTACATCAAGGACTGGGACACCAACTTTGGCAAGGAGAAACTGGTGCTGCGCCGAGAGGATCCTACGAACAAGGCGGTTTCGAGTCCTTCCATCACGCTTCACCCCACCGACAACAGTTTGAATGTGAGTGTCAGCATCTTCCCGTCGGGCACATCTGCGGGGGCATCCACCCCCTCTGCCGCAAACGATCACA